ATGCTCAACCAGAGCCTGGCCGGTGCCTATCGCTGGGGCGTGCCTTACTGGACCGATGAGGAATGGGACGCGATCGCCGATCGGCTCGGCCGGCTCGAAGCGCCGCAGCAGGGCGATCTCGAGGATCGACTAAACCAGATCGCCGTCAAAACCGAACCTGCCGCAGGCCAGAGCGCCGCGGCAGAACAGCAATCGCCGCTCGTAGCTGCCGCCCTCGCGCGTGCCGCCCGGGCAGCGCAGCGGAACCGCTAGGAAGATCCATATGGCACTGACCGAACAGGAACGCGCCGTGCTTCTGGCACGGCTCGACGAAGCACGTGAGGCCTTGCACCAGATGGAGATCGGCCGCGCCGAGGTTTCGCTCAGCTATAACGGCGAGAGCGTCACCTATGCCGCGACGAACATCGGCGCCTTGCGCCAGTATGTCCGCGACCTCGAGGCGAAACTCGGCCTTCGCCGGTTCGCCCGGGCGCGCAGCCGTGGAGTGATCTTCGGATGAGCGGCGATGTGACGATCCTCGGTCCCGACGCGAAGCCGCTTTCTCCGGCAGTGCGTGCGGCGGCGCGCGTGCAGGTCGCGAAAAACCGGCTGATGGCGTCTTCGGCCTACCAGGGTGCATCCTACGATCATCCGTCCTTCGCCAAGTGGCGGCCGGGCACATGGTCCGGACAGTCGGCGCTGACCTGGTCGCGCTCCGAGCTCGTCGACCGGCTGAACGACGTGGCACGCAACGATGGCTGGGGTGCAGCCGGCACGTCGCGCCTCGTCGACAACATCATCGGCTCCGGCTGGACGCTTGCGGCGCGGCCGAACCACGTTTCGCTCAACATGACGTTCGAGCAGGCGGAGGAGATCGCCGACAAGATCGAGGCCTTGTGGCGCGATTACACGCAGGACGTCGACAAATGGTGCGACGCCGAGCGGACCAAGACCATGGCCGGCGTTCTCGGTCTTGCTGCCCGTCAGCGCTTCGGTCCCGAGGGCGAGGCCTTCGGCGTCATCGTTTGGCAGGACAATGCGCCGCTGTTCCAGACGGCGATCCATGTCGTCGACCCGGCCCGATGCTCGAACCCGAACGGGCGCATGGACGAGGAGTTCCTGCGCGACGGCGTCGCCATCGACGGTTACGGCGCACCGGTAGGCTATCATTTCCGCAAGTCGCATCCCGGCGAATTCTTCGCCGGGAATACCGGCCTGTGGCATTGGGAGTATGTCGAGCGGGAGACCGAATGGGGGCGGCCGATCGTCGTACATGCCTACGAGCAGAAGCGCGCGGGCATGACGCGCGGCGTTTCCGACTGGGCTCCGGTCATGCGGTCGATCAAGCAGTCGACCGACTATGAGGACTATGAGAGCCAGGCGGCAATGCTGAACGCTGTCATGGCCGCCTTCATCGAAACGCCCTTCGATCCGGAAGAGATGCTCGAGGCGATGGGCGCGGATTACGGCAATGACGGTGTTGCCAAGCTCTTCGGCGAAATGTCGGCTGCGCAGAAAGCCTACTACGGCGCCGCACCGATCGATTTGCCCGGCGTCCGCATCAACACGCTGCAGCCCGGCGAAAAGGCGACGCTGACCAAGCCGGAGCATCCGAACGCGAACTTCGAGGCTTTCGTCAACGCCGCGCTGCGCAAGGTCGCGAGTGCGATCGGCGTCACTTACGAGCAGCTCACCATGGACTGGAGCCAGGTGAACTATTCGTCAGCACGCGCAGCACTCCTCGAGATCTGGCGCGGCTTCACCGCCAAGAAGGGCGGCTTCGCCTCGCAGTTCATGGCCCCGATCTACCGGGCATGGCTCGAGGAGGTGTTCGATAAGGGCCTGATCGAGCTTCCGGCGGGCGCCGTTCCCTTCGAGCAGAACCCGGCAGCCTGGTGCCATGCGGACTGGATCGGTCCCGGCCGAGGCTGGATCGACCCGCTGCGCGAGGCGCAGGCCGCCAGCGAGCGGCTCGCCGGCAACCTGACGACGCTCCAGCAGGAAGCGGCCGAGCAGGGGCGGGACTGGAAGATGGATGCGCAGCAGCGCGCCCGGGAACGGGCGTTCTATGAGCGGCTCGGCTTCGATCCCGACCCGGGCAAACCCGAAGCCAGATCGCAGGCGAGTGCCGCTCCGCCAGCCGAACCCGGCGAAGAGACCGAGGAAGAGGTCAACGGCCGGGCATCGGCGCGTCGGCATTACGCCGGCATTCCGAGCATCTCCAGAAGGAAAACGGCATGAGGAACTATCCCGAAATCGCCAGTCGGATGTTCGGCACGCCGCTGATGCTGCATCCGTCGAAGGGCGACATCATCGCGCGGGCTTTCGGCCCGCGCGTGCTCGGCAGTCCGGATGCTCCCGCGCATATTGCCGGCGGCGAAGAGATGGGGCTGCTCGGCGAGAAGCTCCGCAATGCGACCGACTGGGACGGGGAGAGGATCTACCCTGGGCCGCATCTTGTCGCGTCCGGCATTGCGCTCATCGAGATCGAGGGCTCCCTCGTCAACAAGGGCAAGTGGATCGGCAAATCCTGCGGCATGACCAGCTATGAGGGGATCAGCGCCCAGGTTCAGGACTGCATCGACCGCGACGACATCAAGGCCGTCGTTTTCGAGGTCGACAGTTATGGCGGCGAGGTGACCGGCGCGTTCGATTGCGCCGAGCAGATCTTCGAGCTTTCGCAGGTGAAGCCCACCATTGCGGTCCTCACGGATCACGCGTGCTCGGCCGGCTATCTGCTGGCATCGCCATGCCGGCAGATGGTCATCCCGCAGACCGGTATCTGCGGCTCGATCGGCGTCATCTCGATGCATGTCGACATGAGCGCCTGGCTCGCGAAGGAAGGCCTGAAGGTCACAATCCTCAAGGCCGGCGCGCACAAGGCCGACTTCAATCCCTACGAAGCCATCCCTGACGACGTGCTTCAGCAGGAACTGGCGGAGCTCGAGGAGCTTCGCGTCGAATTCGCAGCGACCGTGGCGCGGTACCGTGCCGGTCGGCTGACACAACAATCCGCTCTCGCCACTGAGGCGCGGGTCTACCGTGGACAGAAGGCGGTTGATGCCGGCCTCGCCGACGCGGTTGCACGCCCTTCGCAGGTTCTCGAAGCCTTCGAAGCTGAACTGAGCCGGACAGCCGGCTAACCCCAAACATCAACTGGAGACGACGATGTCGAACTTGACGCGTAGCAACGCGCTCACGCGGAGCGTGCTTGCCGCAATCAGCGGCAAGAAGGGCTCCCGGCTGGAAGACGAGCGGCCGGAAGACGAAGAAGTGATCGAAACCGAAGAGGAGGAGACCTCCGCCGAGGATACTCCCTCCGATCCGGAGAGCGAGACCGAGGAAGAGGACACCAGCGCCGAGGCCGAGGAAGAAGAGACCGGCGAGGGCAAGACCTCGGCTAGCGCAATTCGCCGCGCGGAGCAGGGTCGCATCCGCTCGATCCTCACCCACCCGAAGGCCGAGGGTAATCCGGGCCTCGCAGCGGAGCTTGCCTTCGGCTCGAGGTTCTATTCGGCCAAGGAAGCGGGAGCGCTTCTCTCCTCCGCTTCCGCCGGCGGCTCGCGCCTTGCCGGTCGCATGGCCGGAAAGAGCCCGACGCTCGGCGCCGGCACACCGGGCGGCGGCAAGGCCACCGAAAAACAGGCGGTCATCTCCACCGTCCGCTCCACCATCCTGGCCCGTCACGGCCGTAACCGGAAGGATTCCTGATCATGGGAGAAGCCACCTTCGCCCCGAACGACCTGCTCGTTTCCGACGTGCCGGTCATCACCCGCAACATCACCGTCGTCAGCGGCCAGAACCTCAAGCGCGGTGCCGTCCTCGGCAACATCACGGCATCGGACAAATACACCCTGTCCGCTTCGGCCGCCGCTGACGGGTCGCAGACGGCAGCTCTGGTGCTGGCGACCGACTGCGATGCATCCGGCGGCGATGTCGTTGCCGCGGCTTACGCGAGCGGCGCCTTCGATTCGACGAAACTCATTCTGGGCGCCGGACACACGGCCGCTACCGTCGAGGCCGCTTTCCGCAAGGCAGGCGCTCCCCTCTACGTGCGCGTCCTGAAGTAAGCCCGAGACCGAAAGGACACCACACACATGGAAGAACTTCTCCTCTCCACCGCAGACCTCGTTGCGGTTCTGCCGCCTCGCGATCGTCCGGAAGCATTCCTGCGCGATCGCTATTTCTCGACCACGGTCCTTTCCGACATGGAACAGATCGTCTTCGACAAGATCCTCCCGGATCGCGAGCTTGCACCGTTCGTCCACCCGGACGTGCCGGGCAAGGACTCGGCCAACCGTGGCTTCAAGGCGACCAGCTTTACGCCGGCTTACGTCAAGCCGCAGAATACGCTTCGCCCCGGCGGCAACATGATCCGCATGCCGGGCGAGCCGATCGGCGGACGCAACTCGCCGGCGCAGCGCTATGGGTACAATCTGGCGACGATCATCGACGACCAGGACCAGCGGATCACGCGGCGCGAGGAGTTCATGTGCTCGCAGGTCCTGCGCACCGGTCAGGTGATCGTCGAGGGCGAGGACTATCCGACGCAGACGATCAACTTCAGCCGCAATGCCGCGCTGACGATCGCGCTTGCCGGCGCAGCGCGCTGGGGTGAAGTCGGCGTCGATCCGATGGACGATATCGAAGCGTGGGCGCAGCTCCTCTCCGATACCAGCGGCTTTACCGCCCGCGAGGTCCTGCTCGGACCGGGTGCTGCGGGTCTCCTGAAAAAGTCGCTGCGGTTCCTCGAGGCGCTCGACAACCGGCGCCAGGACGGCGGCATCATGCAGCTGGGTCCGGTCAGCACCGGCGCGGAGAACAAATACTATGCTGTTCTCGGCACCATCGGCGAACTGACCTTCATCCAGTACTCGCAGCCCTACACGGTCGGCGGCGTGCGCAACAACTTCTGGCCGTCTATGGGCGTCGGGATCTTCGACCCCTTCGGCTTCCAGGGCCATTTCGCCTACGGCGCCATCCTCGACAACGCCACTCTCCTGCCGATGGAGCGCTTCCCGGACATGTGGCAGGAAAGGAACCCGTCCCGAACCATCGTCCAGACGCAGGCAGCGCCGCTTCCGATCGCTCCGGAGCCGGACGCCAGCCTGTTCGCGCTGGTCCGCTAATCCCCAACCCCGTGTTCATCCGCATATCCGCCGGTTTCCAGCCGGCGGATATCGGGATTTGAAAGGACGCTCCGATGAGCAAGAAAACCGAGCAGTTCAATGTGACCGTCAAGGTCGGCAAGAAATCCTACGCGCCCGGCGAGCCGGTTCCGGTCGGTACCGGCGGGATCACGGCCGAGGAGGCGGATAATTTCCGCAAAAATTTCGGCGCCTTTACCGCCGGTCCCGATGCCAAGGCCGGTCCCGGCTCTATCGACCTCGACAAGCTTGGCGAGGCGCTGGAGAAGCTTTCAACGGACAACGACAAGCTCTCGGCCGACAATGACCGGCTGACCGCGGAGCGTGACAGCGCAATCGGCGATCGCGACGCACTGCTGAAGCAGAACGAGCAGCTTGAGACCGACAATGCGACGCTCGCCGGAGAAGTCACCAAGCTTCAGGCCGAGATCGAAAAGCTCAAGGCTCCGAAATGACGCCGCGCCCCGCCATGTTCGAACGGATGGGGCCGAAGTTCGCGAAGGCCTTCGGCAATGCCGACGCCGTGTTCACGGTCGACGGGGTCGCCAGGCCTGCCGTGCGGGTCATCCTGCGAGTGTGGCGGGAAACCGATCTGGCGGAAGAGCAGGAGCAAGCGGTCGAAGGCACCACCCATCTGCTTGCCGTGTCCGCCTCCGCGGTGCCAGGTCTCGCCAGCCAGCGTGACAGCGTGGCGATCGGCGGCGTCACCTACCAGGTCATCAACATCGACGACGATGCGCGTGCCATGCTCCGCATCTCGCTTGCCGGAGACATCTGACCATGAAAACACAGGAACAGGAGCAGGCTCCGGCCGCCGCGGTCGATCCGATGGCGGACCTCTGCGCCACGCTGTTTTCGACCGAAGAGAGCGCCAAAAAGAAGGCGGCGCGCCAGACCGTTGGCGCCATGACGCAGCGGCCGTGGCCGCAATTGCCGTCGCGGCTCCGCTCGGCGGTTCGCGCCGACATCGGTCGCCAGTTGGACTGCGGCAAGGGCCGCGCCCAGATCCTCGAGGCCGGCTATTCCGCCTCGGTGCTGAACCAGGCGCTTCGCGACCTCGGTCGCTCGGTCGCCTGATGTCGCATCTCCGCAGCCAGATTGTCGCGGCTGTCGTCGCGCGCCTCTCCGCCATTCCGGAGTTCTCCGGTGCGGACAAGGTGAAGCGCGGCCGCAAGGGCGCGATCCCGCAGGAGAAGCTGCCGGCACTGACGGTCACCTGGGCCGACAGATCGGAGACGTTGACGGTCCGGCCCTCATCGGGGCCTGCCGGCGAGGACGGCTACGACCGGTCCCTGCCGCTCTCGATCGTCGTGCACCTGCGGGACGATGAGCCGGAAGAGGAATTCGACCGGCTTTGCGTTCTGATCGAGGCCGCGATGGCCTCGGACATCACCTTCGGCGGCCTTGCCATCGAAGCCCTGCTGCAGACCGAGCAGTATTTCGTCAACCCGCAAACCGGCATCTCCCTGCTTGCCGGTTCGCTCAACTATCAGATCGCCTACAAGACGCTCGCCGCCAATCCGGAACAGGCTGCGCTGTAGCGCCACCACTCTCACCATCAAAAGAGGACTTTGCCATGGCTCTCGGCCGTCAGCTTACGCTTGCCCGCTCGACCGGTGCAGGCGCCTTCACCCTGGCCTGCATCACCGAACAGCGATCCCTCGAGATCAATAACGAGGAAATCGACATTACCAAGCCGAGCTGCACCGATCCCGGCAGCAAGCTCACGCTGGCGCTGATGTACGGCATCCAGTCTATCCGTTTCAGCGGGCAGGGCGCCTTCGTCGATACCGTCACGATGAAGGCGGTAACCGCGGATGCCGTCAACCAGGTCATCACCGAGTATCAGGTCACGGTGCCCGGCGTCGGCACCTTCGAGGGTGATATGCTCGTCTCGATGACCTTCTCGGGCGACAAGACCAACGAACTGCAGGCGGACATCCGCTGCACCATGACCGGCGCTCTGACCTTCGTGCCTGCGGTCTAACCGGAGAAGTTTAATGCTGCCTGCCAATCCACTGCGCGGTGAGGCGGAAGTTCGCATCGGCTCGATCGACTTCCGCATTGCCGTCACATTCTCCGGGCTCGCGCGTCTGTCCGACGCGATCGGCGCCCGCACACTCGACGAGCTCTACGGCCGCCTCCTCGGCTTCGAGCCGAAGGCGGTTGCCTGCGCCATTCGCTGCCTGATCGTGGCAGACGACGAGGATCAGATCTCGGCGCTATCGGCGAGGATCCTCGACGATGGTAACATCTCGGCGGCCGACCAGCTCGCCTGGCGCGAGGCGGTCGAGAAGGCACTTTCTGCGCACATCGCCGCCGGGACAATGCGGCGAGACGAGCGTACGGCAACGCAGATCGCGGGAGACGCAGTCCTGGGAAAGCCCGTAAGCCCCTCCTGATCAAGGATCATCTCAAATCGCTGTACCGTATCGCCACGAACCCGAAGATGCTCGGCTGGTCGCCGGAGACCTTTTGGAAAGCGACGGCGGCGGAATTCGAGATGACCGTGGAGGGGCTTTCCGGGAATGTTCGCGGCGGGCCGTTTATTTCGCGCGAGGAGGTTCGACGCATTGCAGCGGAACATGGCGTTCGTCCGTCGCTCAAGAGCAATCCGAACGCGAAGGTGATCGGCGGTTGATCAGCGCAATTTCACGTAGTCATCGATCTTGGCGATGATGATGCCAAGCGCCGCGCTGACGACCCCGAGGCCGAAGGAAATGGCGCCGAGAATCTCATGCATGGCAGACTTCGCTGCGAAAGCGACAAGTACCCCGCCGACAACCTGCAAAATACCTAACAAAAAGATGGCGGCGGCCACGACTTCCCTCCCAATGCTACCAGTGCGGCAAAAGTTGCATAAAGCCAGTGGGAGTCAACTGGTAACTGCGTCGTTTCTCCTCAATTTCAGTTTTCGAGGTACGCAATGAGCCGTCCAGATATTCCCGTCACCATCTCGGGCGATGCAAAGGGTTTCGAGTCTGCGCTTTCTCGGGTGCGGGCGCTCTCCAAGTCGACGGCCACCGATGTCGTCGCTTCGTTCGGACGGATCAAAAATCTCGTCGCCGGCGGCGCCGGCCTCGTAACCGGACTTGTCTCGGCTGCAAGCGTTACCGCATTACGCGACGCAGCGGGCGCGATTGCCGCGATCGGCGACGAGGCTCGCCGGGCCGGCCTGGATGTCAAGAGCTTCCAGGAGCTCAAGTATGTGGCCGAGCAGAACCGTGTTGGCGTCGACGCGCTGACCGACGGGATCAAGGAGCTGAACCTCCGTGCCGACGAATTCATCGTCACCGGCGGCGGTTCGGCGGCCGAGGCCTTCCAGCGCCTGGGCTATTCCGCCGAAGACCTGAAGGGGAAGCTCGAGGACCCGGCCGAACTCTTCACACAGATCATCGGACGCTTGGGCGAGCTCGACAAGGCGGCGCAGATTCGCATCATGGACGAAATCTTCGGCGGGGCCGGCGGCGAGCAGTTCGTGCAGCTGATCGAGTCGGGCGAAGCCGGCATCCGCGATACCATCCAGGCCGCGAACGATCTTGGCATCGTTCTCGACGAGCAGATGATCCAGAAGGCTGCAGACGTCGACCGCAAGTTCAATGCTCTAGCGACGACAGTCGGCACGAAGTTGAAATCCGCCATCGTCTCAGCGGCCGACAGCTTGGCGGAATTCATCGACGGTTTTCGCGATTTCCAAAACCAGATGAACAGCACTCTTCAGGGCAGGCAAGCTGAAATCGGGGAGCGGCGGCTCGAGATCGAGAATGAAATTCTCAAGAAGAAGGAGGCGCAGGCTCGACAGGACGAAAAGCTCTCCGACGTCGCAAGGAAACTTGGTTTTGAGAACAGCAAGAACGCCAACCTTGCCGGCTACACTGGGCAGATTGAGGCTCTGAAGGAAGAGAGCCGGAAACTCGCGGAAGAAGAGGCGAAGATCGTCGACATCCTGAACGGCCGTCTTAAGCCAATGAACCGTCCTGCCGAGCGGACGTGGGCCCCGATCCCTACGGAGGAAAAAGGCGGCGGCCGGTCGAAGAAAATCTCTGAAGCGGAAAAGGAAAAGAAGGCGATCGACGACGTGATCGCGTCGCTGCGCGAGGAACTGGCGATCATCGGCCTCACCGACATCGAGCGGGAGCGCACGATTGCGCTCCGCGAGGCGGGCGTTGAGGCGACCTCGAAGGAAGGCCAGCAGATCTCTGCACTCATCGACGAGAAATATCGTCAGCTCGCGGCCGAGGAGGCGCTCGCAGAGCAGTATGAGCGCAGCGAGGAGGCAGCGGAACGCATGGGCCAGGTCCTCGACGATCAGCTGATGCGCATCGTCGACGGCAGCTTTGACGCGAAGGAAGCGATCGCGGCGCTGCTGTCCGAAATCATCAATGTCCAGACGAACGGGAAGGGGCTCTTCGGTTCACTCTTCAGCGAGATTTTCGGGGGTGGAGGCGGTCTCGGTTCCAACTTCGTGCCGACCACGACCCTCGGCGGTTTTCTCGGATATGGCGGGGCGCGTGCCGGCGGTGGCGATGTTTCGCCAGGTCGCATCTACCGCGTCAACGAATACGAGGACGAGTTCTTTGCACCGACCAGCCACGGCCGGATCATTGCTCCCAGCAAGGTACCAGGCGCGTCGGGCGACGGAGGCGGGGAAAGCGGGCGCACGGTGATCGAGTTGCACCTGAGCAAGGATCTGATCGCCAGCATTCTTGAACAGGCTGGCGATCAGACCGTTCGCGTCATTGAAAGCAACAACCGCGCCCGCGAGGACTATTGGACGGCGGGCGGCGATCCAAAGTGATCCTGACCGAGCAGCGCCTGCAGGTGTTCGGGCGCGGGAACTGACATTCCGAGCACGCGATGCAGCTTATTCAGCGCGCGCTCCCGCAACTCGTTGACGGAAATGTCGCCATAGTACCGGACACCAACCGTCACCTTCTGAAAGTATGGGCCATCGAAGTCGGGGTCCGCATAGGCAAGGCTGAAAAATGCATTGATTACGTTCTGATCCACGGTGGGCAAGAACTTTTCGATAACGATGGACTGCAGTTTCATGTTCGGCCTCATGACTAAATTGCGCTCGGGACGGTAGCTCAACCGCCAATGGCTTGCAAGATTTCGACAGTACAACTCCTGATCTGAGGCGAATGACGTCATGGCATACCTGATTTCTCTTCCGAGCGTGGTCTACGGCCAGGTCAGTTTCGACCCGGTGCGCATCCGCGATACAAACCGGATGGAAGGCCGCCGCACCGAGACGGCCTATTCCGGCACGCCCTACTGGATCGCCTCCTATTCGGCGTCGAAGTTGACGACGGTCGAGGCGGCGCTGTTCGACGCCTTCAATATGGATGCAAACGACGGCGGTGTTATTGCCGGCTACGATGCGCACCGACCGCGGCCGATAGCATACCAGGGCAGCAATCCCCTTTCAGGCGTGAAGGCTGGCGGAGGTGCTTTCAATGGGGACGCGGTGCTGCAGTCGATCACCGACGGCAACACGATCGTCGTTTCGGGACTGCCGGCCGGGTTCAAGCTGGGGCGCGGCGATTATGTCGAGGTCCGGAAATCGACCTTCGTGCGATCGCTGCATCGGATTACGCAAGCCGCGACGGCAAGTGCGGCCGGCGTGGTGACCCTGAAGGTCCGCTTCGCGCTTAACACGCAGGTCTTCACCCTGCCATGCACCGTCCATTTCGAGAAGCCGTCCTGCATCATGGAGATGGATGCGGGCAGCTTCAGCCTTGTGAAAACCTGGCCGAACTATACGGCACAATTTACGGCTACGGAGTTGTTCTTCTCATGACGGTGCTTTCTCCCGAGGTCGAGGACCTGGTCGAGAGCGGCGAACTCGCCATCCTCGATATCATCCGCTGCGACCTGCCCGGCAAGACGGTCGGCTATCACCGCGGCGGTCGCAAGTTCACTTATAACGGCCTGGTGTACCTGCCGAACCGGTACCTTCAGCCCGGCGACCTGGTGAGCGCCGTCGGGGTGACCGTGACCACGCGCACCATCGTGTTCTCCAACATACCGGTGACCGATCCTGAGGACGCGGTCGCGCGGATCGAGGAGTTCAACTACCAGAACGCGCCTGTCATCATCACCTCGCTTGCCGGTGCGCCGAATTCCAGCACTGTCGTCGGGGTGCTGGTGTCGACCATCTACGAGATCGATCAGGTTCGTTACAACGAAGGCGCCGTCTCGGGTTCCGAGCGAACGCTGACGATGATGATCGACCTGCAGCCGCCGGGACGCTCGGCGAGAGGCTCAACCGGCGTCAAGCGCTCGCAGGCCGAACAGCAGTTCGACAACAGTCCGACCGACACGGGCCTCGAGCACGTGGCAACGAATGCGACCATCCCCGAGGAATGGGGACAGGTTTCGCGCTGATTTCTGACCTTCAGGGATAGCCATGAATCGCTTCCGCATCGTTGAAGCCACGCTCGCGCGTGAGCTTGCGAAACCCTATGCCTACGGCTCGGCCGATTGTTTCATGCTCGGCTGCGCCTTCATCGACGCGCTGACGGGCTCGGCGGTGGCCGAGAGGTATCGGGGCGCCTACCGCACGCTCGCCGGCGCGCAGCGGGCGCTGCGCCGGCGCGGGCACTCGTCGCTGGTGAGCTTCTTCGCGACCGAGCTCGGCCAGGAGCCGAAGGGTGCGGCGGAAGCGCGCCTTGGCGATCTCGTCATCCTGCGCCTTTCCGACGGCGCCGAGCATGTCGGCGTCTGCCTCGGTGCTCGCTTCGTGACCAAGACCGAGCGCGGCCGGAGCGATCACGGTCTCGCCGACGTCATTGCCGCCTTTCACCTCGGATAAGCTGACATGGCAATCTTTACTTCTATTGCGACGGCGATCGCCGGTGCGCTGTTCGGCGGCTCTGCGCTCGCTGCCAGCCTCATCGGCGGCGCGCTTGCCTTCGGTGCGAAGCTGGCGATCGGCAAGATCACCCAGCAGAAGCAGCAGAAGCGCACCTACACGGCCGTACAGGGCGAAATCCAGTTCGGCGGCGACGTGCCGGTCGGCACCCTCTATGGCGTCGGCAAGACCAAGGGGCAGCGGACTTTCTATGCCAAATGGGGCAGCGGCAACAAATGGAATGCCGAGGTCTTCGTGCTCGCGAACGGCTGGTGCGACGGGCTGGAGCCCTACGTCTACATTTACGGTGAGAAGAAAGCGCTCGTGTCCCGGCCGGTCATCGGCAACGAGGTCGCGAACTATCATATTGACGGCTTCGTCAACGGCTCTGGCGACCCGGTCCTGACGATCCGCTTTTATGATGGCAGGCCGGGCCAACTGGTCGATCAGAAGCTCGTCGACGTCACCGCTACTCTGGGCAACAAGTGGAAGAGCACGAGCGTCAATGCGGGCATCTGCTACGTCGTCGTCGAGCGCATCTATAGCGACAAGCTCTTCGGCTCGAAGGGCCGGCCGGAACTTGAATTCGTGCTGCGCGGGCTTCGCGAATACGATCCGCGCAAGGACTCGACGGTTGCGGGCGGCTCCGGCCCGCAGCGGCTCAGCACGCCCTCGACCTGGGTGCACACGAAGAACCCGGCCGTGCACCGCCTCAACTATCAGCTGGGGCTGCGCGCGCTGATCTCGGGCCGGACGCTGATCGGCGAGGGCAAGAGCCTCGGCCAGATCGATCTCGCCACCTATTTCGTGGCGATGAACGTCTGCGACACGCTGCGGACGAACGGCAAGAAGACCTATGAGTGCTCGGTCTTCGTCAGCGGCGACGATGATCACACCGAAGTGCTGAAGCAGTTCGACGACGCCATGGCCGGCTACGGGCTCAACCGCCGCGGTCTCTCCGGCGTCATTCCCGGCGCGCCGCAGATCCCGGTCAAGGATCTGACTGCGGCCGATATCCCGATCGACCGGGCGAAGGACGTGCAGTTCCGGCCGTCGGCATTCGAACGCTTCAACCACTTGTCCGGCCAGTTCACCTCAATCGAATCGATGTGGAACCCGGAAAGCCTGAAGCCGGTCTATGTGAACGCCGACATCGCCGCCGACGGCCGGAACAGGCAGACGAGCGTCGATTTCCTGCAGGTGACCGATCCGGACATTGCGCAGTATCTGCTCAACATCCGTTATCGGCAGAACCGCATGGGCGGCAAGGCCACGGTTCCCGTCAGCCGTCGTTTCGGCCTTGCGGTGCAGGAAGGCGAGTGGATCACCTGGCGGGGCAAGAGCTGGCTGATCAGCGAATGGCGGGCCGATGATCGGCTGCGCATCACGTTGGTGCTCTCCGAGACCAGTGCAGAGATCTATGACGACGCCGGCATTGCGCCGGGCCCGATCGTCATCCCGCCGACGCCGCCGATCAACCCGTCGCTCTTGTCGACGGTGCAGAACTTCAATGTTGCCGTCGGCATGATCAACGGTGCGCAGGGCTACGACACGCCGGCGCTCGTCTTCACCTGGACCCCGCCGGACGATCCGACGATCACGGCGGTGCGCTTCTCCTATCAGATCGAGGGCACGACGGAGCTGTTCGAGGATCAGTGCACCTCGCCCGAGGACGGTCTGTTCCGCACCACGAAGAACGTCGTTTCCGGCAAGGTCTACAATGCCCGGGCGACGATCACGACGGTTCCGGACCGGCTGCGCACCTACACGCCGTGGAAGACGACGGCGCAGGCGACCGGTTTGCAGACGCTGCTGACTGGCCTGCAGCAGCTGCAGGACGATGCGCTTAACCGCTTCAAGGAACTGCAGCAGGAGATGGACGAGTTCTTCCGGCCGCGGCTCGTCGAGCTGCTCGACGCATTCTCTCTCGAGGGTGCCGTCGGGCAGATCGAGCGGCAGCAGATCGTTGCCTCTCTGGGTGACGCGTTGGCGCAGATCACCGAGGAGCGGCGCGTCCGCGTTTCGGAGAACGAGGCGACGGCTCAGTTGCTGAGGTACCTGCAGGCCAGCCTTGGCACCACGAATGCCCGACTGATTAATGAGGAGACCGTGCGTGCGACGGCAGATTCGGCGCTGAGCAGCCAGATCACGCAGCTCACGGCCGAAACCGGAAATAACGCTGCGGCCATTCAGACAGAGGCTACCGCGCGCGCTAATGCCGACAGCGCACTCTCTACCCAGATCACCAGCCTCGATGCGGAAGTTGATGGCAATCTTGCACGGCTAATCCAGGAAGAGACCGCGCGCGCTGATGGAGACAGTTCACTTGCGACCAGCATTAATGGGGTGAGCGCCGATTTTAACGGGCGCTTTGCGCAGGGCCTGGTGAAATTCGAAGCAGTTGCGGCGCCGACCGGCGTCGATGCGCGTTTCTCGGTGTTGCTACGGGCTGGGACTAACCAGAGCTTCAAGGTGTCGGGCTTCTATGTCGAGCTTTACACCGAAGGCGGCGTCCAGAAATCGCGCATGGCGGTCCAGGCGGATCAGTTCCTCGTCACATCAGGGAACAGCCGCCATTACCCGATGGTCTTCGAGAACGGCGAGCTGAAGCTGGCAATTGCCAACATCGGAACGGTCACGGCTGGTCTGCTCCAGTCACTGAACGGCAAAATGAAAATCAACCTCAACAACGGCACGATCGAGATCTTTAGCTGATGGTTCGCACAATGATTGGCCCGGATTCGGCCGGTGCAGG